CATATAAAAAAATTAGACAAGATTATCGACTTCACTTCCCCAACGCAAGTAAAAATCGCGATCATACAAGGTGCTGCTGGTTCCGGAAAATCTACAGGACCTGCTAATTACATAAAACAGTTCGTTCAAGATCGCACTACTGACGCCACCAAATTTACAGCACTTTTCCCACGAGATCTCCTTCGACAACAATGGGTGGACAAGACAAATTCAAAAAAACCGTTCTTGTTCAAGACCTTTGAGACTATGATTTATGAAAATGTTAATGATATCGTTATAATTGATGAATTACAACTATTCCCACCTGGTTACCTCGCAGCATTACTATATCGATATCCAAACATTAAAACAGTGATCGCCATGACCGACATTGCACAGAACGCTTTTGCTGAGTCTAATGCTAATTGCCTTTTAAAGTATTACCTCCCAGAAGCTTCTTACTACAAATCATTCTCAAAGACCTACCGCCTATTTTCCCATCGTCTAGCTCCTAAAGTTTCAGCTATTTTCGGACTACCAACAAGCTCTAAAAATCCTGGTAAATTATGCCTAACGTACAATATGAATATTAATTTGCCCACACTTGTTAACTCAAATCGACTATTAAAAGATTTAACAAAACAAGGTTACGAAACAACCCTTTTCGCTGATTCTCAAGGTCTAGATTTCGAAAGTGATTATCAAATAGTGATTGATGAGTCTTGTAATCATTTGACTTTACAAAATATCTACACTATTTTGACCCGTGGGAAACAAAATGTTCTGCTGATCTTAGACGCTTCTTGTGACAACTTTTACATCCAAAGATTAGCAACCGGACATGATTTGATTCCATACTACAACAGCCATTTAAAAAAAAATTTAGCTAAAGATGCTATTTTCATTAATTTAACGGCGGGCGCAGGTAGACAACAAAAAACCTTATACAAAAGATATGTAGATAGAACCCAAAAAGAGTTAGTAGAACGAGACGCTGCATTTAACACCCCGGACTTTGCTTATACAGACAAAGCTGCAGATCTAAACATTCACACTTTGTTGGAGCGTTACCCAAATATTCAAAGTCCAGAAGAAACTACTCCTGATGATGAACTCCCCGAAACTCACAACACCATGACCCACTTAATGCCATCAAACCCAACATATCTTTTGGAAAGATATAAGGTAGACCAAACATTGAAAGAGGAGAGGGAAAAAATCGTAAAAAAAACAAAAAAAATGACAGATGTTATTAAAGATGGTAACTATACATCATTAATTCAACATCAACAAATGAACGATGCAGCACTTTGGCAGTTCACCATGGATGAAAGATTACACTATTGCCCAATTTGGAAAAAAAAAGCAGCTTTAATCAAAACTAAAGCGACCGGCACGATTCTTTTCAACACAGCCGTGACTAAATTATTCGGTGGAAAGAAAAACGTTGCATGGGATCGCAACTTTTTCGAGACCTGCATCCTAGAAACGGAACAAAATAAATTGAAAGTAAGTAAAAATTTACTCGAGAACCAGGAAGAACGCTCCTCCCCCTCTTGGCAAGATAATTATGCAAAAGCATTCATAAAATCCCAATGGGTAAAAAAGAAGGATGCTATCAATAAGCCCGCCAAACCTGGACAAGCGCTCACTGCTTTCAATAATTCCGTCTTATTAAAATTAGGACCTTTGGCAAGATATTTAATGAGCAAAATCAAGGAAATCCTGCCTCCTAATATTTTATTTTGCGAACGAGTAAACCAACATGATCTCAATGATTGGGTCTTGAAAAATATGAACTTCAAAAAGAAAAGTGTTGAAAACGATTACACTCGCTTTGACCAAAGTCAAAAAGCCGAGTTTGTCAATTTCCAGATTAAAATTCTACAAATGTTCAATGTGCCTACAGAACTCATTGACCTATTCGTTGACCTAAAAATCAGATGTTACACAGACGTTGACGTCTTGGACTTCATGATACTGACAGGAGATTGGGCAACACTCCTTTTCAACACTTTAGATAATGCTACTTTTGCAAATCTGCAATACAACATCCCCCCTGGAACTCCCCAACTGTATATAGGTGATGATAGTGTCATCAATCACCCATGTGTCAAGACTGAATACTACAAAAGTCTTGAACATCTGTTCGCACTTCAGTCTAAAACTGAATTAAAAGATCAACCTATGTTCTGCGGTTGGATCTTGACACAACACGGTATAATAAAAGATCCAGAACTGATCAACTTAAGAATTAACTTAGCTATCGAACAAGGAAAGCTAGTTGATTCGATTGAGGGTCTTTATTATGAACACCTCTTTGCATATAGACTCGGTGATCTCAATTATGATATACAAGATTGCACGTCCTTAGAGTATCACCAAGCCAATTGTAGATTCTTCCTAGAAAATCGCCGCATTAATAGATTTTACTACACCAAACATTCCGATTTACAGAAAGGATATGACGGTAAAGTCTTCAACAAAATGCAGTGTACCATACATTAATTATCCCTAATACTTTAGTTACTTATCATTTACTTCATTATAAATATTTAATATAATTCTAATTTAATAATAAAAATTCATTCGTTACTACTGCTCAATTTCAAGCATAGTAACTGGTGTTAAGTTTCATCCCACATAATAATTGAAAAAAAATAATACAAAACTAGAAC